TTACCATAACGCTCAAATTCTTTCTCGTAAGTATCAGGAAGATACTGGTTCAAGAAGTTGAAGTTGGTAATGTAGTTTGTTTGCAACGCTACCTGTTCAGCACTTGGCTGAAGTTGAAAGGTAGGATTACTTAATAATGTACCTGCCATTGTTTTTTAGTTTTTTGTTTTACATTTTTTTTATGCTGCGGATTTTCAGGTTTCTACCTGAATCAGGGTTTACCGCCCTCACCTGCACGCTGCCTGTTGCTTTGCCAACCTCAGGAACCTTACGGTCTGACATATTGATGTTCTTGATTTTACGAGTAACATCGTCAGTCGCATCGGACATCCCTTGTTCATAAAAGAACTTGGCAAACTTCTCAGGATGCATTGCTATTGACAAGGACCTATGATAGCCAGCTGCGTCTTTAATCATCCCTTGCTCATCCAAGAACTTATTGATAAAGTTCTGTGGTGTTGACTGGACTTTCTTCAACTCATTAGCGTCCCCGGGAGCAAACATAATTCTCTTGTCATTAACATTGAACTCAAAACCTTTGAACTCTCCGCTAAAAACCTCGTCCGTCTTCTGGTCAAACCATTGACGCTTACGCTTGGTCTCTTCCTCTATGGTCTTTGCCTCTTGAATGTACTGCTTGTAGCTATCGTATGCCTCCTTCTCTTCATCAGAGATAGACGCCTGTCTTGACTCAAGTGGCATCTTATACTTCTCCTTCTGAGAATTGAAATACTTCTTAGCTTCAGCAAGTACTTTCTTTTTTGCGATTTTTGCTTTCTTTACGGTTGACTCATCATCCAACTCTTCGTCAAATCTGTAGTCATCCATCAAAGCCTCGATGTCATCACTATCGAGCCCTTCCTGCGTAGCAGTCAGGTATTCTTTAAGAAGTTGGTCAGGATTCATTTCATCAAAGTCCTTCTTCAATTTGAGGAAGTCCTCGAATCCACGCCCTGTATCCTTCTTGTATTGCAAATAAGCAGCTACATCTTCAGGCAATGGCTCTGAGTCTTTACGCTCAGCAACCAAATCATCCAGAGAGTTAATCTGCTTATTGTACCTTTTTCCAATATATGAAAGAACGTCTTCATCTCTCAACTCTTGCGATGCTGCTGGAGTAGCGTCAACGCTATTAGTTGATTCTTGACCTGCACTGGTTTCTTGACTAACAGATTCCTCGTGCTTATCAAGCAATTCTTTTTCAACTTCTTGAACACTCTTAGGTTCAATAATGTCTAGTGACCTTACCTTTAGTTCCATTTGATTCGATTTAATTTATGCAAACTTATATAAAATTTTCAACATTTTTAACGAGGTTCAAATTCCGCCAAATCAAAGCCATCCATACTATCCTCATTTGATTCAAAGTTCATTGGAGGTAAGTTATTCTTTCTTTGATTAATCAACTTAGATTGTTCAGTATTTTGCTGGCTAATCCTTTTAGCTTTTGCATCCTCCTTCATCTTCTCCCTTTCGGTCAAACTTCCAACATCAATACCACGAAGTCTGATATTGTAATCAAACTCTTCTCTCATTAGCTGAGACTTGAGTGCTGCTTCGTTGTTAGATTTCTCAATGTCAAAAGCCACCTCTGCTTGTTTGAGTTGCATCTTAGCCCTAGTCTCTAGTTCTATTTGCTGCATGGCTGCTTCTGCTGCCATCTGCTGCGATTGCATTTGCTGCTGAGCAATGATAGCCTGCTTCTGCATAGCCATCTTCTCCTCACGCTCCTGCAACTTAACTCGCTTCATCTTGAGCAACTGGTTAGCAAGCTTTATGTTCTTAATCTCTCGGATGTCAATTGCATCCTCAAGATTAATGTCCCCTTTAGACAAAGCCATCTGAATGTTGGCCTCAAGTTGAGCCTTCTGCTCTTCATCAGGTGATACCTCGATAAAGATACCAAAGTCATAAATGTACAAGTCCTTAATCTCATTGAGAATAGATACGTTATACTTACCGATTTGGTTAGCAAACTCGTCCTTGAAGTCAGAATACTCTAGGATGTCAGCAACTCTATACGTTAAAGCTTCAGACAATGAACGATAAATGTACAAAGAAGCATCAAGAATATGTCTTGTCGCTGTATTTGAGTTTAGCGCTGCCAATTTCTGTAGACCAACCAATGAGTTAGGGTCGGGCATTGAGCCGTCTCTTGCCTCATTAAGACCTGTAACAGAACGAATCATATCAATGTAATGATTCATATTGGTAATAAGCATCTGCGTCTTGGATGCCCCTGAGTTGGATGTCAACTGCTGAATAGGAACTCTAGCATTGTTAAAGTCACCATCCTGCGTAAAGCTACGACCAATAACACTACCTGTCTGGAAGTATAGTCTCAATGCATCCTCAGGGTTGTAAGCATTACCGGTGCCCAAGTCAATCTCATTGAGACCATCGGCATCAATGAATACACCATCAGGAACAGTACGTGCAATAACCTGCTGCAATTTCAAGTGAGTGATTTGAATCAAATCAGCAAAAGGTATCATCCTTCTGCATAGGGACTCAATAACTCCCTTATACATACGAGGAGCGCAAGCCACATAGTTTGGTAAAGCGTGCTGGGACGCTGACTTAGGACGCACCATATTCTCAGACAGTTTCCACTGCAAAAGAATGTTGGTACCCATAACCATAATACCATCATACCAAACGTCAATGGTCTTCTCAATCTTTTCGAAGTTACCTTCCTCCATCATTTCTGTAGGAGGATTAAATGTATCATCCTTCTCAATAACACGAGAGCCACCGCCTTCAAGTTTCTTTTTCTTGTAGACGATTTTTTTGGTGCTCTTGTAGTTGAAGTATAGTAGTGTGCAGGTATCTCTGAAGAACATACTGTTCTCATAGAACTGCGCTACGTTGTAGTAGTCATACCATGCTTGGCTGTATTGAGTGATTTGTTGCAAGTCTTCCTTAGTAAGAGACTGGTCAATCTTCATCAACTCAGTAATAGGAAGGGTTTTAATCTCACCCCAGTAGAAGCAATCCTTAAAGAAAGGGTCCTCAGTATAACTGTACACCACGTTAGCCGGGTCTACATAAGACACTTGAACACCAGTCCCCTGAAGGAACTCGTGCTTAGCAATACCAATACCAATAGTGGCAATATCGTAGTTCAATCTCTTACGGGTATCATCGTAGTGATTCTCGTCAAAGATTGTGTTAATGGCTTCCTCTTCAGCAATCTCAATAGCAGGCTTATAGTTAAGCTGCATATACAATGACAGTTCCTCGTCTGTTTCAGGGAGTTGCTCAGGGTCCATTAAAAATGCATCAACGCCTGTTTTCTCTTTGATGGTAGAAAGAATGTCTTTAGAAATCATTTGGGATTCTACCATATCCTGATACTTGCTTCTCTTAGCCTGAGACATTGCATCCTGTGCATACGCCTTAACCTTGAAAAGCCTGTCAGACATTCCGTTTACAACAATGTCAATAAACTTTGGTAGAATAGGAACTGGAGTCCAGTCCAAGTTTAAGTAGGATAGGTCTCCATCAATGGCTAGTTCATTCTTGTATTTACCAATAGGCTGCTCACCTCGTGCGTATAGCCTTAGCCTACGGAAGTCTTGCCACTGGCCATAGTATCTACAAGAGGTACCATCTTTTCTAAACCATTCGTATTGAATAGCCTGACCTACCTGAAGGCCAAAAGTATCGGACGCCTTCTCAGCGTCAGTAGCCAACTGACTCGGGAAAGATGTCGCATTTATTTCGACTGTTATATTTTTCATCTAATCAACTGACTTTGTGTGCCTTCATTCTTATATTTAGCGAAGTTAATAATTAATTTCGATTCTTTTTTCTCAGGGATATACAGGTGCTTCTGATTGGCCATAATGACCAATCCTGAACTAATACAAGCATCGAATCTAGTTCGGTCATTGATGTCAAATTTAGCCCAATCCTCAAGCGTTCTAGTGAACGGCATCGTGCCCATCTCCTCAGGGTCTCGGTACTTTGACTCCAAATCAAACCCAATGAACTTCTCAATGTACGACTCAATCGCTGAGGCGTGTGCCTGCTTAACGTCCTCTGAGGTGTTTGGAATACCACCCAACTCTCTCTCAGTCTTAGTCAACTTGGCCAACTGCTTGTCAGGTCTGTTGATTGAGAACCCTCTATATCCCCTATTTTTTAGATGATACAATAGTCTTGGCTTATTGTTCTCAACTAATATAGGCATTCCGTAGAATACGCACGCCATCAATACCTCCTCAAAGAATATCTCTGCAGTCTGAGGACGTGCAATGTACTCCAAGAAAAACTGGTTAACAGGAGCATCGTCCATGTGGAACTTGGTCATTCCGTGAAGAGCTCCATTAGAACCACGCCCGCCAACAACCGCTGAAATGTCATAAGAGTCACAACCAAATGAGCCAATGTGCTCATTGCCGGGGTATCTGATGCCATTACGGATATGCACGTTATTCTGCAGATGCTTAGGAGGAGCCCAACTTATATTAAACCTGCCCCTTGAGTCAGGAGTCCAAATCACCTGAGTATCTTTTATACCATCCTTCCAAGAGAACATACCACGAGTAAGGTAGTGCTCCTTAATCATTGAGTCATTGTAGTCAATCTGCTGATAGATTTTAGTCAGGTTAAATAGAGCCTGCTTACTCTCATCACGGAATGCGTGTGACTCAGTTCTCGGGAACTGTCGGTAAAATTCGTTGAGTGCGTCAGCGTCATTCTTTAATGAGTCAACCTCAGCCTCCCAATAGTCAACGGCACCATTCTTAATCCAGTTGCCGTCCACGCCTGCAATAGGCTCCTCAGGCTTTCTAAATACTGGATGACCAAACCTGTCAATGAATCCTTCCATGTTCCACTCCATAGGAATAAATATGGCATAGAGCCCACTCTTGGTCTGACCGTTGGCGTTTCTATATTTTACATTTGATTCCTCGTAAATGTCCTTGAAGTTCTGTCCTCCTTTGTTTAGCGCATTGGACGTAGAACCCATCATACACTTTCCGATAATCTTGCTACCCAAACGCAAACAGGTCTTGGTTACACGCCAGTTCTCTTTAATGTTTACAGGCTTAGTCCACTTACCACTTTCATCGTGCGCCAAAAATAGTAGCTTCTCACCATCATAAGAGTTGTCCTCAGTGTTCTTCCAGTCAATAGTAGTATCAAGTCCGTCAATCTCAGTGTCGTCAGACTCATACATATTCTTCTTGGTAATCTTAGATGCAGGAACCCTAAAAGCCAATTCAGTCTTTGGTCGGTCCATACCATCCATGACTGGCTTGAAAAAGAAAGGAAGCCGGCTATTGATAGGTACCACCTTGTCGGTGAACATCTTCTTAGCATCAGCACCAGTCTTTGAAAGGATACCAATACGTGCATCACGTGCAAGCGTGCCTATGTTAACGCACTCTGACGATGACATAAAGGAGAATCCAGAGCGTCTAATCTTTAGGTATATCATACCAAATGACCTAGAGTCTGCACGGCAGGCTTCCCAGAATATCCAATAGATACGGTTGGCCTCACGGAAGTCAGGGTACCCTACGTCAATGCTAGACCACTGGAGGTACATATAATGAGAGCCTGTTATATAGGTCTTAACCCCATTGTTCATAAACCAAAAGCCCTGCTCTCGGTAGTCGAACTCCTGCTCAATGTAATAAATCCATCGGTCCTTAAATTCCTTTGGCCTTTCGTTCCATTGGAATATGGATTGAATCTTGGCTAATTCCTTTGGCAAATCTTGACGCTCCCAGTATTGCTCGCTTTTACTATTGTGTCTTTGAAGACACTTTTCAGGAGCCAGTGGAAGCGCAATCTTTAATCCAGATATTTCTACGACATCACCTATCTGTCCAGTCTTAGATATGACAACAACGTCATACTGGTCGTTATAGCCATAAAGCCACGACCTCACTCCATTCTTTTTGGAGATAACTCCTGCCGGTATGTAATCCTTAATTACTCGGCACAGGTTACTGTTTTGACCTTCGTTCTGCAAATCCTTGTTTTGTATCTGTTTTACTTACTCCACGCTCTGCGGAGTCAATGTTCTCTTTCTCAGCCTCAATACGATTGAGTATCTCAAACGCATCAAAGATTGCTAACTTCTTAGCCGCAGCAGCATTCTTCATCTTGTCTGCGGCTACATCAGCGCTATCGTCATCGCTATTGATGATGTTCTCCTCAGCAACTTTTATCAAATGACTGACAGCCTTGTAGCCTGCATTGATAATACGGAGCTTTATATCCTTAGTGTCTTCTCTCATTTCTTTTCAAAAATATCACTTGAATCAATCGAGCTTTCTCTCCTTCTCCAAAATTTTCAAAAAGGTTTCGTGAATGAAGCAAGTCTGAATTGAATGCTACCATTCGATTGAACTTAGAGTAGACCACTGCTAGTGGCTTTTTCTCTTCGTCATAAATGGTAGTACCATCTTCATTTGGTGCATCCTCGTTCAGATACAAGATACAAGTAATATCTCCCATCATCTCGTCAGTATGTACAAAGTTTGGCTCCTGTTGATTCAATGGTGACTTGCGAACAAAATTTACATTTACTTTGTAACCACCAAATACATTACTGACATATTGGGAAAATTCATCGTAAATGTCACGTGGCTGTATGTTCCGGAATACGTTGTCTCCGTCTGCCACGTCTTGAAATCCATACTTGTGGATGTCTGCCACATATTCTTTAGGGTCTTTTAGTACGTTGTCGAATGTGATTAGATTCATAATTTGATTGTTATTTGATGGTCGTACATTCGGTATAACTTTTCCTCATCGACAGTAAACTCATATTCGCTGTCAGGACTAAAGCAAACCATATCTCCTTCTTTGACGCCATGCGTTAAGAGGTATTCATTAGGGTATTTCATTATCCCCACTAGAGGCTCCTCAGAAATTGGCTTCTTGATGTAACTCTCAGTTGCTGGAATTGGCTTTACAAAGCAATAGCGGTCATACGCATTCCAGTTGTATCCATCGTTGTACATAAAGAATTGGTCAGTATCAATAAAGAACAGGTCGTCTCTAAAAAAAGACTTCCCGCTTTTTTGTCTGCCCTTCATGTCGTTGTAGAACTTGAATACGTTGTGGTGTACAAGTAGTGTGTAGCCAACTTTAATTGGCCCCTTGTATCCTAATGGTAGTTCAACTACCTCAGCAAATCTGTTTGAGAACTTGTGGTCTTCCTCTGAGGTGCTGACAATAAACTCTACGTCACCAAGCATTTTGGTGTTATCGTATCGCTTGCCGTTTACGGGCTTGGCTATAAAATAAAATGGGGACCTCATTAAATGTTTATATTATACTCGATGGACAAAGGAATGGTGTGGTTAAACTCTTTCCACAGAACGACCTCTTGCTTTTCGTTGATAATATAAATTTTTATTGCCCCAGTTTCTGTGACAAATTTAATGAGGTGTATTTCATTGGTGTCTCCGAGGACCTTCTGACCAACAATGTAGTGCATAGCACCACCCTTGTAGTCAGGGCCCACAGATATTTTCCTTATGTCCATTTGATTTGATTTGATTTGAATTGTAAAGTTAATACACAACTCCGGCATTATCAGTGCCGGTGATGCGATATATCTTTCCAACCGCAAGACCTGCAGCCTTAGCGGCAGCATTGTTTGCGTAGACTGGAACAGTTGGGATTGGAAGTGCAAGAATGTCACCTACTGTGAAGTTCTTGGTTTTGTTTGAATCATTTGCATCTGTACCAATTAACTTGTCGCCATAGGTTACATTGCCATCGTTTGGATAAGAACTAATTATAGACATATTTTTTTTTGTTAAAGTTAATTAAAAAACGCTGTATGCTCCAATAGTAGCTCCATTTGTACCTGCCATGTCAAATCCACTTGATGTAGAAGCGTCTTTAACGATAGAGTTCCACCTAATACTTACGCCACCAGTGTTTGCTCCGCATCTTCTCACTGAACCACCAGTTATTTGATATTGATAATTTACGCCTCCTACAATCAATCTTCCATTTATTGAACTAATGCTCCAAAGAGGTCCTATAAAAGAATCTCCAGTAGTAGAATAAATTTCCCAATTATATCCAAAGCTATCTGTAGATTTCATAATAAATGGAGCACCTAAAGAAGTAATTCCTACTGCATACCAATAAGAGTCATTATGATGAGTAACTCCAGTTAAAGTAATAGTTGGCGCAGTAAGAGGGGGCATATTTCCAGCAGACCAAATTGTACCACTAGAAGTCCCAACTAAAATTGAGCTATCATTACCAACTGCAACAAATCCTGAGCCGTCACTTGCTACAGCTCTCCAGAGTTGAGTACCAGAATTTACAATAGACCAATTTTGAAGTCTGTAATTTGTGTTTGTTTTAATAATTCTATTGTCCCCTACAACTATTGCGACCCCTGCGTCATTAAAATCAATAGCATATAGGTCTCGAACAGTAGGCGAGGATGCGCTAGCCCATGCAGTGCAGTTTTCAGCGGCATTAACTATCATTTCACCGTTAATGCCAACTGCTAAAAAACGAGGGTATGAAGTAGTAGTATTAAGGGTAAACCCGGGCATAAATTTTACATCTAACAATGCATCAGAAACTAAGAAACCTGAATTAGAATAATTTATACCAAAGTCATTAGATATAAAAATCTTACCTTCACCACTATTAAGAAATTGCCCTGCAAGTAATTGAATTGGACTTGAAGTTGTTTCGTTATTAGCTATTCCCTCCCATAAGTAATCCTGAGTATTAAAGACAGGGGAAATGCATTCTAAGTTAGATTTAACCACAAGTTGATTACTTGTTTTAGATGCAAAAGGCCCAAACAACGTATTGATATACACACAGGCATCTGCATCAGCTTTAGTAATCTGCTCGTTACTTACAGGAATAGTAGACTTTTGAGCAAACAAACCCGTATCTACAGCATTCTGTAAATTGTTAAACGAGATTGTTTGATTACTTGCTAAATCATTCCAAGGCATTATGCTTCAGTTTCAGGTTCAGGGGTTGGTTCAGGTGTAGGCTCAGGAGTCGGCTCAGGTGCAGGAGGTACCGGTGGTACATAGTCACCTGTGATAGTTAGGTTCAACTGCTCAGCAACCCAATCCCATGCGTAGGAGTCAACCTCCCACTGAGCGTAGGCCTCACCTGTCATGCTTAGATTCCCTTGTGCTAACTGAGGGCCAACTGCCAAGTCTACAGTCTCAGCGAATAGCTGATAGTAGAATGTAGCTGATGTGCCTAGTGTAACATTGATAGCGTAAGCATTAAGAATCTTCGCTTCTTGTACGGTTCCATTGTCCCATATTGAGACTGCTTCAATTGTTTTCATATTTCTTTTCTAGTTGTTTAATTCGTTCTTCTAAGTACGCAATTTTTGCTGTATGTACCTCTCGGTAAGAAAGGTTTAATAGTCCGTCAGAACCCTTGCTAACCGCACTTGGCAATACATCCTGCAAGTCCTGAGCAAAGTAACCTAGTTCCTCCTTGCCATTTTTAATGTAAAGCTTGGCAACCACAGAGTCAATACCCTTAGCTTGGTAGTTATCCTCTACTAATGTTTTTAAGGTAGCATCAGATGATTCGAAGAATGAGGTTGCGGTTATACTGCTATCTGACCAAATCGTACCATTTACTCTAAGTCTGTTACCGTTGTCCGAATCAGTACCAATCAATACTCTGCTACTTGTATTAATAGTCATTACTCTAGTAGCAGAACCATTTGGACAGAAATAAATGTTTCCATTTCCTGTACCACCTTCAGAAAATATAGTTATTCCAAAATCTGTACCACCTCCTGTTATTGATTTGTAAGGATACAATCCGCCTCTAAAAACACTTTCGTTTGTTACGTTATAGGATGCAGCTATTACATTACTGCTAAAGGTCGCTGTTCCTGTTGAGGATATTGTTGCTAAATTACTATTGTTATGCCTAAAATAAATTGGTTGTGAATTATGTGAATTAACGTAAGTACCTCCGTTATTTTGAGACAAAAATGAGTATTGGTTAGACCCAGCTCTCGAATTATGTGAAAATTGAGCAAAGTCAGTTCCATAAGTAGGAACTTGACCAATAAATGCAACGCCATCAGCGGTTAAAGTACTTGAAACCGTAGCTGTCCCACTAACCTGAAACCTTGCTCCGTTGTTTGATGTGCTTCCAATTATGACAGGGTTACCGCTTGGGTTTAAAAGTAAAGGAGTTCCTGCCCAAGTCTGAATCCATCCGTAGTTACTAGAAAAATGACCCATTGACATTGTGTCTGTGCCTGCGTTACCAACTCCTCCGTTATTACTAAATGCAATAGTTCCGCTTGAGTGAACACGCAATCTTTCAGAAGCATTTGCAAAAACTAAATTTCCAGTTCCTCCAGCTGTAATTGTAGTAAAATCAGTTCGTAATGAAACATTAAAACTTGCATTTGTTGCATTAGTCACATCAAGTCCTGAAACATTTGACCCTGAATTAGCGACTTGAATTCCAAGTTTACCTCCGGGGTTAAGTGTACCAATACCCACATTTCCGCCTGCGGTAATGGTCATTCTTGTATCGTAATCAGCAGCATTAGCTCTAGTCACAAATCTTATTCTACTTGCTGCATCACCTACCGTATCAAATATAATGTTTGCAATAGGTTGAATACCGAAGGAAGCTGTAGTAGAACGATATGTTAAAGAGTAATTATTAGATGTTGAATATGCTGTTGAATTAGTAAATGTAACTACAGAATCTGTAATCCCTGAAGTGATTCCTATTGTTGAACCTGACTGAGTAATAACACTATTACCAATGGAAGTAGTACCTGTAAATAAAGCGACAGTTCCACTTGTACCACTACCTGATATACTACCTGAACCTCCACCTGTGGCAGTTAAAGTCGTTCCGTCAAAGGCTAGTCCTGAACCAATAACAGCAGATATAAGAGTACCACCTGAGTTAGCTACTACGATGCGATTGCCTGAGCCTGCAAGGGAATTCATAGTGATAATCCCATTTGATGCAATTCGCATTCTTTCTGTAATTGCACCACCTCCTTGCGCATCATTTGCTCTAGTCCAAAAACTTAATTCTCCGGGTTCATTTTGATTAAAAGAAGTGGTTGTGGAAAATCTAATTCTTGCTGAATCTGGCGTAGAAAATCTATAGTTTAAATCATAAGTTGCTAATGAAGCATTGATTGATGTAAATCTAACATTGCCATCTGAGGTAATGCGCATTCGTTCGGTTAAAGAACCATTTGTAAAGAAAGTGATATTACCTCCACCACTAACCCCACCTTCTGCAACAATCGACATATTATTTGCTCCAGCAACTCCTGTCCATTGAGTTTCAGATAATAAAAACCCACTTGAAACTGAATTAAAAAAAACATCAAAAGCATTACTTCTTGTAACTCCGTTTACATCTAATTTTCTTGCAGGACTCGGTGTCCCAATCCCCACATTGCCTATATGATTTAAAACTATACCATTAGTAAAAGTTCCAGATGCATTGTATTGAAATGTTAAACCTCCTAAATTACCTGTTATATTGTTAGTTGTTATTCTGCCAAACTCAAAGCCGTTTGTTCTTACATTAATAGTTCCGTTAACATCTAAAATTGTACTCGGACTCGGTGTCCCAATCCCAACGTTGCCGCTGGAGTTAATATATAACCTGTATAAAGAAACTTGATTATCATATATTCCAAACGAGTGAGTATTTCTCTCATTAATAGTAGAAAAATCTCCTGTGTCTGTTTTGTATCTTACGCTTACGTCTGAACTTGTAGTTGCACTACCAACAATAAACTGCGCTGCCGTCACGCTACTGCTAAAGGTCGCTGCTCCTGTGGAGGCTAGGGTCAAAGCATTAACTGCTGATGCTGTTCCTAATATAATGGAACTAATATCAGTGTCTCGACCAATCTCAATTTGATTACTTGTATTTAATTTGAAAACTGTTCTATATGCAGTATTTGCAGCATTTCTTCCTTCAATACCCCAATTATTTGCAAATTGAATCCATCCTCCTGAGCTTGTAACATTTCCATTAAATGTAGCTGAACCATCAACTTGAAATGATGATGCACCTATACAGCTTAGAGCAACTGATAATGCAGTATTTGCACCGTTATGAAGAATTAATTGATTAGCTATCCTTGCACCATTAGGAACTTGTAAGTCTACTTGAGAAGCTGTCATTCCTGAAATACCTCCTTTTAGCCAAAGATATCCCCCAGAAGTAATCCGCATTGCTTCTTCGCTGGTAGTAGCAAATATCATTGGCCCACTAAGTACATTGGTAATAGAAAATTCATTAACCGTACCGTTAGAATAATTATAGCCAATTAACCCACTAACTTGATTAGGTAAATTAGTACCATAAGTAAACTGAATCGAACCACCTGAAGTAGAGCCATTAATTTCTAAAGCAGTATAATTTGATGATTGTACTTTTAGTCTATTTATTTGACCTCCACCGCCAAATGTGGTACCATTAGTAATACTATTTGTACCAATTCCAGCACTTCCACTAACAAGAAGTTGAGCGTTACCACTGCTATTTGGAACAAGTCGCATTGACTCATATAAAGTACCTCCATCTGGGATGTGAACCCATCTAAAGTATTCGTTATTATTGTCAACGGTTGCAAACTCTAATCTTGAATTAGTGTCTCCATCTCCTGTATTATAGAATTTAATTGACGCTCCGTCAGTATTAAATGACCAAGTTATTCCTCTATCAGTTTGAGCCCAGTTAATGTTACCTGTCATGGTGCCACCTACCAAAGGTAAGTAGTCACCTAAAGGAGCACCGGTAATCTTGGTCCATGCTAAGGAGGTAATCCATGCAGGGTTGGCATAAGACCCAGTAGAGACGATTACATTGATGTCATCAATCCCACTGTCTGCTAATATGTTGTTGGTTATCGTTGCTAAATTCGACATATCTTATACCATTGTTAATGACCTCCACACGGAGTTGCTGTAAATATACAAACCAATTACCGAATCAGTCTGGTAAACTATCAATCCCTGTGCAGGTGAACCTATCGCCAATCGCTGTGCTTGCGTCATACGTGGAGGCAAGAACCCTCTAGTGGTGCTGTCCATCTGGAACAACGCTGATGCGTTAATACTTGCAGTACCCAATCCAATCCCTGCTCCGCTATCAAATAGCAAACTGTCACTGATAGTTGTTACTCCTGTAAATTTAGGAAGATAATTTGTCGTTCCTGTTCCTGTCACAGGATTAGTCAAAGCATTCTGCTTGTTGTTAAAAGTTGTCCAATCGGAACTACTTAATAGCCCAGTCTGTGAAGCGCTAGCAACAGTAGAAGGCATCGTAACAGTCTTGATATTAACAGCTGTAATGTGGCCCTCAGCAGAAGATGTAACGCTATCAACAACTGTGAATGAACCACCAAAAGATGGTCCTTGCGTAGATGTTGTATCTGTTCTTGATATAGCTGAATGCGTAAGGGAAATTGTATTATTAGTCGCTTGGTTAGCGCTAAATGTACCTGACCCTGAAAGCACTCCTGTACCCTGAACAGTAAGAACTCCATCCTTAATGTCTCCAATTAAAGGATAGAACGCTGAGTAATCAGATTGAACAGCAACAATGTTACCAACTCTTCCGAATACACTACTTACAGAGTCACTGTTATCGACCTTCTGCCAAGCAGAACCATGAAATACAATCCAGTCACCTACTTGCCAATCATTAATACCATTAATGTTTGTTGTACCCGCTACGCTTACAATATAGAACGCACCTTCTGTACCAACACTTGAAGTAATAGTAGGTGTATTTGTTGATGCATTCCAAGTACCTTGATACACCAATCCACCAACCAATTGGTTGACCTGATTCTGGAGTTTACCAAACGCAGTTAAAATTGAATCCGTACTAACAATTGCATTCCCACTTACATTGAGCCCTGTTAATACTTTTCCTGTTACAGCTGAGTTTAGTAGCGTAACACTTGCAGCACCCGGACCAGTAGCAGTAGCTTCACCAGTAAGTGAAGTAATGTAGTTCCCTTGAGGGGCTGGAG